GTCTGCATGATGTTGGTCAGCCGCGCGATGGCGAACGCCGCCTCCTCGGACGTGAGGTTGGTCGCCACACCCAGGTCGACCATCGTGCGGGTGAACTCGACGATGTCCTCTGTGGCCACACCCAGCTGCCCGGCAGCCGCGGCCACGGCGGCGATCTCTTCATGCGACTGGGGCAGCTCCCGCGCCAGCGCTCGCAGGTCCTCCTCCAGCGCGGCGAGCTGCGGTTCGGTGGCGTCGTTGAGCGTCTTCGCCACCCCCGCCCACGCGGACTCCCACTGGATCGCCGCGCGCGCGGACACGGCGAGCCCGGCNGTGATCGCNGCGGACATGCCCAGCAGGAACCGGCCGGTGCGCTGCATCGCCGCGTCCACTCGGGCCTGCCGGGCCTCCTCCTGGGCCAGTGCCTGCTCCAGCGCGCGGGCGGACTTCTCCGCCTCGGACATGCCGCGGCGGAACCCGCTGACGTCGGCGGTGATCCGGTGNTGTAGATCCTTGACGGCCACCGGTCACCTCCTTGTAGGCACCAACGCTATGTACACGCCCTTGCCCTGCTTAGACTCGTCGATGTTCGCCCGGTAGGTTTCCATCGCCTCACAGCCCGGGCAGCGTTTCAGCACCGGCGTGTACGCGTGCCGGTGCCCGCCCTCAGACTCCAACCATTCGGCCTCGCGCGTGCCGCACCGTTTGCACGTTTGGCGTTCGCGGACGTACTGCCAGATCGCCTTGTCCCGGTCGTCTTTGTCCCACGACAGGAACTCGCTGTGCGGGATCTGATAGGCCCGGCAAACGTCCAACTCCAGGGCTAGCTGAGCATCCCCATCCAGTCTTTTGGGAGCACCAGCGGGTCGGCGACCCGCTCCAACGCGTTGACCGCCAGCACGGCCTGCCACAAGCCTGAGTACTCACCGGCCGACACATTGGACCCAAGGAACGTGCGCCAGTCGTCCTCGGTCATGTCCGACTCGGCGCACGCCGCCAGCAGCGCCGCGGGGAAAGTGTCCTCGTTCCACTCCGGCCACGGCGGTTCCGGCTCGCCGCGCCGCCGGGCGGCGTCCCGCTCAGCCTTAGCCCGCTCCANCTGCTCCGGCGTCGGCGGATGGNCGGCCTTCAGCTTCTCCACCGTCACCTCGCCGGCAGTGGGAAGGGCGCGCAACACNATCGTCTCGTAGCANGAGTCCACTTCGGCCTGCGCCGCGTCCAGCTGGCGGCGCGCACGCCGGTACTCGGCGCTGCCCTCAGCAGCACGCAGCAGTGTCTGCCTGGTGCGGGCCTTGACCCGATCCAGCTCCTCGCGCGCCTTCGCCAGCCGGTCCGGATCGACNACNAGCCGGTANGAAANCGACGGCCGCGGACGCCTCAGCAGCCTCTCACGCTGNGACTGCTGCGNNGCCGCNGCCGTCGTCTTCTTGCGGTTNCTCACGTCAGCGCCGGGATCTCGACNTGCTCAGCCNCCGCGGTGATCGAGAAGTCGACCATGATCCGGGCCGCCTCGGTGCCGGCCACGTCCACGGTCGGAGTCACCGCCGACACTTCGACNGCGAACACGCGCGCCTTCTGCNTCGGCACNTCGCCACCGTCAGCAATGTAAATGAATCCCTTGTCGCCGCGGGCGAGCACGTCGCGCACGTCGGCGGTGTCCTGTGACGCGTAGAAGGTGATCTGCGCGTCGCCCGGGTTGACCCGGCCGGAGATGCGGCCGGTGAACCGGGTGCCCAGGTCGGGCACTGCGACCCGGTCAGCGGCCACCTCCCACCCGGTCATCGCGGCGATCTCCGGGGTGAGGTCGGTGCCAGCGTCCAGCTCGGCCCGCTGCGGCGCGGTGATATCCGCGATCGCCGGCACCCAGTAAACCTTGGTGACCTCCGGCGAGATGTACCGTTCAGTCGCTGTCAGCGGCGTTGTCATGCTCGCTCTCCTCTGTCGTCACACGGCGACGCCGCGACGGCTTCGCCTCTACCACCTGCCAGCCGGCGCGTTCGTGCGCCGTCACCGCGGCCGGACGCACCATAATGTACCGGCCGGGCAGCTTCGGATGCTCCATTCGCACTCGGTCCATGTCTCTCCTCAGCGGTAGCCGTGCAACCGCAGCACCTGATCGATGGTCCGCACCACCTCGGCCGTCACCTCATGACGGTGAGCGTTCACCGCCGGGATCAGGAACGGCCGGGTGCTCTGCTCAACCCAGCGCTCGCGGTCACCGAACACCGGGTGGCGGAAGGTGCGACGGCCGCCGACTATCCCCTCNTACGGCCTAGCGTGTGGCGCCTTCTTGCCGGACACCCGGATCATCACGCCGTTCTTGCGCACCGACAGGCTGATCGCGCCAGGGATCCTGGTGGACCACATGCCGGCGCGCCGCTTCGCGTCGTCGATGATCGGCTTGGCGGCCTTCTGCAACGCGGGGCGCATCCGCCGCCTAAGCTCGACCGGGATGTCGCGAAAGTCGCGAGCCAAGTTGGCGATCTGGACCGAAAACCCGCGGTCAGCCACAGGTCACCTACCTGACGGTGTACGCGTCCACCGCGACCCTGAATTCCAACCGGGCCTTCGCGCCAGTCTGGTCCTGTAACTGCCGCAGCGTGTAGTCCCCAACGTACGCCCGCAGTACCAGCCCGCCCAATGTGCGGTCGACGGCCAAAGCCTCGGCAGCAATGCTGAACAGCTCGTAGGCTCGCGCCCGGGCCACCGGGGCATCGTTGGCGCCATCCACCACCACGATCAGACAGGTGACAGTGAACTGTTCGCGGTCCGGTCGGCCACCCAAGCCCTCCGGCAGGAACGACCCCTCGGCGGTGGTGCCGTCTTCGTTGCCGTCATAGCCGACNGACAGGACCTCCAGGTCGGGGCTATCCAACGGCAGCGGCCCGTCCTGCACGATATCAGCCAGCTCGGGCACGCCCCGCCACAGGGTCACCAGCGCGTCCAACACATGCGGGACGCGTGACTGCCAGCTCATGCCACCACCGGGATCGGCTCACCCAGCAGCTCCAGTGCGGCGTTGGGGATTGCGTAGCCGCGGCCGAAGTTGACCAGGTTGGTCATGCTGTCCTCCANCGCGCGGATATCCCGCATACCCATCGCGCCACGCTGTGTCTGCCACAAGTGCTGCACGATGATCCGCGCCGCCAGGTTGTAGTTCGGTGGCACGTCCACATACCCGGCTTGGTAGGTGACTGTCAGCAGGCCGCTGAATAGCGGGCCACGCACCACCCGCAACACACCGGCGGCCACGTCCACGTCCAGGTCGGCCGGATCCCACGCCAACGACCCATCCACCCGCTCAAGCGTGGTCACCGACTGCACCGGCTTGTGATGCAGCCGCAACCGGGCCGTGGGCGGCGTGCTGTGCCGCTCACCGGCGACTTCACGCAGNTCACCGAACTCGCCGGTGTGCAGCTCCACCGCGCGGATCGCCGCGTCGACATATGCCTGCAGCTCCACATCATGCGTCGTGTTCGACAACGGGATGTTCAGCTGCAGTTTTGCTTCATCCAGGGTCAGCATCACGGCGTGATCGTCTGCAGGTCGCGACCGAGGTAGTCGGTGTCGTCGTCGGTGACCTCGCGGCCCAGATAGTCGAGCACCGGGTCAGTCACGCCNGGTTCGTCGTTNTGCAAGGCCCGGCCCAGGTAGTCATGCGTGTGCTCCGTCGCCGCCATCGTCCNCCTCCTTGGCCGACTCGATCTCCTGCCTCAACCGGTGCACGCCCCAGCGNCGGTCCACCTTCACACCGAGCGCCGCAGCCTGCTCACGCAACCGGTCCAGCTCGTCGTCGACCGGTTCCCGTTCGGGATCGGGAACCGCCGGCGCTGGCTCTGGTTCGGGCGTGCGCCCGGGCTCGACCCGATGCAGGATCGAGCCCAGACGCTGCCCGTTGCGGACGATCACGTGGCCGTCAGCGGGATAACCCCGCCATCCTCGATCATCAGCGGGGTGAAGTAGCCCGCGTAGGCCACCTGNACCCCGAGCACCGACGGCTCGACCACCTGCAGCGCCCCGACACGCTGCTCGAAAACCTCGACCGCGGCGGTGCTGAGCAGGAACGCCTCACCGGCGCCGAGCCCCGAAGACATGATCACGGGGATGCCGCTGATGGCGCCCATCACACCCTGGCCGAACGTCGACGCGGTGAACCCGGGCGACGCGGCGTTCTGCGGGTTGATGTAGTCGCCGAACAGCGACCCGAACACCGACAGCCTGTCCGGCGCCACGGCCAGCACCAGCCGGCCCTGGCCCCGCATAGCGCTGTACGCGGTCGCCGCGGCCTCCCACAGCGCCCTCTTCACCGATTCCTCAGTCGGGTTCGCACCGTACCCCACCGGGGGGGTGGTGGTGGTGGCCAGCAGCGCGGCCGTGGCCGCCTCGGTCTCGATCGCGTACTGCGCGGCCAGGTCGTTGATGACCAGGTCCAGGATCTGCGGCGAAGAGAAGTCGATGTTCTGCCGCGAGATGTTGACGTACCCGCCGTAGGTCACCGCGTTGGCGGTCAGCCGGGTAATGGTCATCTTCTGCGACACCAGCTCGGACTTCTCATCCGCCGCCGACCCGGCCGCGCCCTGCGCAGCCACAGCGGTGTGCTGGGTAACCTTCGGCCGATGCCAGGTCGCCGACGGCAGGTTCATCGGGCCGAGGAACGACACGATCGGCCGGGCAGCGTCGATGAAGTTCAGGACATTGCCGACGATCGGGTCGGGCACCACCCCGGCGTTGTCGCCGGTCTTCTGGTGGTCGGCGGCGCGGTGGAAGATCTCCAGCCGCTCGGCAGCCTCCCGGTCACCGAGCGACGACCGCCACAGGTCCAGCGCATACTCGCCGGCCGACCGGTACTCGATCGGACCGTGNTCCACCTCGTTGCGCCGGCGGGCCAGCTCGCGCTGGACGGCCGCGGCACGCTCGCGAGCCTTCATGGTCCGCTCGCGCGCCTCGTACAGGGTCTCCAGCTGCTCGGTGCACGCCTCGATCCGCTTGCGTGCCTCGGCGGTCAACTCCTTTTCGTTCTCCGTCAGGTCACGCTCCTGGTCCTGCGCGGCGCCGATCACACCCTGGATGAACGCGTCGCGTTCCGCAATCTCCTTCTCTAAACGCGCGATCATCGCGTCAACTTTGTTCATTTGAGGGCTCCTATCCTAGATGTCCTANAGANAGATCCGTTACAACAAGCCCTCTCGGCCAGCGACCGCCCTGCGGCGGTGAAGATCGGCCCTCTCGGCCAGCGAGCGCCCTACGGCGCTAGGCGGCGAGCGTCAGCGGCGCCAGTTGCGGTGCCACTCAATCAGCTCGTCCAAGTATGGGGTATCAAGCTTGGGTAGGTCTGCGGTCAGCGTCAGCCCACTTTGGGTTTCACGCGGGTCCCTGACAGCCAGGATCTGCGCATCGTCATATGCGGGCGACTCGACGAACGACAAGTGGTCGAGGAACGCCCGCTTGATGCGACGGGTCATGGTTCGCTTCTCAAGTACCTCATCGGAGCCACGCTTGATGCCGAACCCGATGCTGGCCGAAAGCATGTCCTCGTCGGCGAGCGCCAACGTCTCGTCGCCAAGTGCGGTTTGTGCGATGCGTACCTCAGCGACAAGACCCTCGGCCCTGGACGGCCAGAATTTGACGACCTTGCCGACGGTGCGCGTGCGGTCGTGGTCGCGGTTAGCGCGCACCTTCCCTTCGCGAGATTCGATGCCGTCGAACGCGCCGCGTTCGAACACCTCGTTCCATATCTGGCCGCGGTATCGGATCTTCGCGGGCCGCTCGTAAGGGACCGCGATCACCTCGATCAGCCGCTGCGCGTACTTGACCTCGGCTACAGAGGCTTCGCGAAGCTCNACAGCAACTTGGACANTCACAGCTCGTCCTCTCCTGTGAGCGCCCGCGCCGACACCCGACCGTGCAGCCGCTCCATGTCCCGGACCTCGGCGCCGGTGATCGTGTTAGGGATCTCCGCCAGCTTCGCGTACGCC